GTATGTTTACCTCTGCTGGTTATTCTTTGGCGACTGTCGAAGACTCAATAAAATACCTCAAAACACTAGACATTATCGGTTTCGATACCGAGACTATGGGCTTAGACCCTTACACTAAACCTTTGCTGTCTATGCAGCTAGGTGATGAGCAAAAACAGTATGTAGTAGACTGCACGACTGTAGATCCCAAAGTGTACAAAGAATTGCTTGAAAGCAAGGTTTTGATCATGCACAATGCAAAGTTTGACTTGAGATATCTATTTCACCATGGAATTGTGCCTACTAAAATCTTTGATACTTTTCTTATCGAGAGAATCTTAACTACTGGCATAGATACTGTTAGAAGATCGCTTGATGCAGTGGTGTATAGATATTGCAAAATAGAACTTGATAAAACTGTACGTGGCCATATTCATCGTGAAGGCTTGTCTACAAGAGTTATTAAATATGCAGCTGATGACGTTAAATATCTTCACCAAGTGATGAGAAAACAACAAGTAGCATTGCAAGAGAATAACTTGACACGTGCTGCTAGTCTTGACAACGAGTTTGTTGTGGTACTAGCATACATCGAGTATTGTGGCTTCTATATGAATCCACAAGACTGGGCTAAAAAATGCGAAGAAGACAAGAAAGATCTTGAAGCTGTTAAGAAGAAGCTAGATGATTTTATCTTGGCTAATCCTGAGCAATATGCTGATTATATAGACAATCAGCTAGATTTATTTGCTGCAGGTGTATCTACTAAAATCAATTGGTCATCTTCTAAACAAGTAATAAGCTTTATGCAATCGCTAGGCGTCGAGACTCTTACTAAAGACAAGGAGACAGGCTTGTTTAAACACTCTGTTGACAAGAAAGTCTTGGGTCCTCAGAAGAAGAAACACCCTATTATTCCTACGTACATTGAGTACACTGAGCATCAAAAAGTTGTGAGTACTTATGGAGACAACTGGTTTAGTTACATAAACCCTGTCACCAAAAGAATACATAGCAATTTTACTCAGATTATGAATACGGGCAGACTGTCCAGTGGTCAAAAAGCTAACAAAAAGACTAACATACCACAGGCACCTAATATGCAAAACATACCAAGTGATTCTAGAACTCGTAGTTGTTTTCAATCTCAAGAAGGTAATGTACTAATAGTAAGTGATTATAGTGGTCAGGAGCAGATTGTACTTGCCAATAAAAGCTTAGACAATGACTTGTTGTATTTCTATTCACAAGGCCTTGGTGATATGCATAGTTTCGTAGCATCAAAGATTTTTCCTGAATTATCAGGATTGTCGCTAGATGAAATTAAAAACAATCACAAAGACAAGAGACAAATTGCTAAAGGTGCAGGCTTTGCTATTAATTACGGCGGCACAGGAATTACTATATCTCAAAACTTAAACATCTCTATGGAAGAAGGCGAGAAAGTATATCAAGAATACTTTAAAGCATTTCCTGGCTTAGCTAACTATTTTAAGCAAGAGAAACAACGAGCGTTGAGTTTGGGTTATATAGAATTTAATCCTATTAGTCGTCGTAAATGTTTTATTCCTTTTTGGGAAGATTACAAGAGATTACATGATGAAATCTATAATACTACAGGATTCTGGGATGACTACAAATACCACAAACAAGAAGAAACTGAAGAGTTTCGACAGTTTTACAAGCCTAAAGTGCGTGAGTATTTTATGAAAAAAGGTGATATTGAACGCATGTCATTGAATTATCCTATTCAAGGCTCTAGTGCCGACATTACTAAACTTGCAGGTGTATACTTTTTTAGGTATTTACTTGAAAAAAGTTTAGTATTCAAAGTTTTAATGCCTAATGTAGTACATGACGAGTGGATTGTAGAATCTCCAAAAGAACTTGCAGAAGAAATAAAAAACAAATTACAAGAATGCATGGAAGATGCAGGTAAAGTATTTTGTAAAGTTGTTAAACTAAAAGCTGACCCTGTTGTAACAACACACTGGCAGCATTAAATCTTACATTATGAGGGAAAAAATACAAACAGCAGCAACTGATGCCATCATTGCTAATAAATTTAAAGGCATCATTGAAGTAGCGCCTCGTGTAGGTAAAAGCAAAATAGTAATCGATGCTCTCAATACTGTAGAAGCTAACCTGAAAGTACTTATTACTGCACCTAGAAAAGAAATATTTGAGAGTTGGAAGAAAGAGTTTGAAATTTGGGGTTTAAGAGAAAATATTTCTATTGATTTCTTGTGGAGTAATAGTTTAAAGAAGAACAAAACCGCATACAATCTAATTATATGTGATGAGGTTCATGCTTACAATCTAAATGTCCTTAGTTTGCTTACACTAGAGCAAGCTAAGGGCACTAGGATATTAAGCATTACAGGTACGCTAGATGGAAATACTGAGTATTTGTTAGAGACTATGTTAAAGCAAGAAGTGTTATACACCTACACTGTTGCTGAAGCTATCGAAGATCAAATTGTAGCTGACTATGAAATCATATGTGTAGGCTGTAATTTAGATAGCACACTGAGCTATGTACAAGCAGGTAATATTGAGAAACCTTTTACTCAAACAGAGTTAGCAGCTTATACTTATTGGAACGATGCATATCAAAAAGCTAAATCTAGACAGCAGTGGAGTTCTTTAAGATTTTTGATGTCTAAGCGTTTAGATGTAATTTATAATTCTAAGACTAAACTGGAAGCAACTAAGAAAATCTTATCTTTGCAAGACAGAGCAATTTCTTTTTCTGGGCGCCAAGAAATAGCCGATCAACTAGGAGATGAATCTTTCCACAGTAAAGCTGATAAAACTGCATTAGATCGCTTTAAAGCAGGCAAAATTAACAAATTGAGCGTAGTTTCTATGGTCTCAATGGGTGTTACTATTCCTGATTTAAAAGTAGCAGTATTTAATCAACTTAAAAGTGAAGAAAATCTTGCTATTCAACAAGCTATGAGAGTAATGAATATGGAAGGAGGCAAAAAAGCCACTATCTATATTGTGTATTTGAAGGGCACTCAAGATGAAGTATGGATGCTATCTGCACTACAAGGATTTGATCCTAATAAAATCAAAAAAATAGACTTAAAAGATTTACCAGATGGAAATAGTATTAAACCTAAAAGAGTTAACAAAAAAAAGTCTGTGTCCTGATGAGTATGTATTGTTGTATTTGATGTATCACAAAGATTTTGATACGATTCTGACTTTATACGGAGCAAAACATGCTTTAAAACTAAGAGACGGATTAAAAGGTTCTGGATATATACTAGACGCTTCAGGAAAGTTTACAGAAACTAAGCTTAGTAACAAACATGTAGAAAAACTCTTGCATATAAGATCTGACAAAGTAAATTTTTGGGAGTTTTATAACTGCTACCCTGTCAAGGTTGGATCTCGCATTCTTCGTAGTGCGGGACCAACCTCTCAGGTAGCAATAAAACATGAAAAAAAATACTTGACTCGTATTAAAACACAAGAGCAACACCAGCATGCAGTTGCATGTATACAAGCTTATGTAGCTAAAGTAATCCAAACAGGTAAACAGCAATATCTGCCTAATATGGAGACTGTAATGAATAATTCATTATGGGAACAGTGGGAAGAATTTATACAACCGTTTGGAGCTGAAGGACAAGACTGGAATTCTCAAGTAATTTAATAAACATGAATATAACAATAGACTTAGAAGAAGCAATACTTACATTGGCTAAAGAAAAGGCTCTTTATAATTTTACAGATAACTCATTAAGTTATGAAGAAGCTTTGCTAACAGACATAGGCCCGCAATTAGTAGAAGCAGTTATAATGTACAGCAGATACTACAGGCGAATATTAACGTCCTTAAAAAAATAATCAAATGGCTAAAATCAAATATTGGGATAGGCTAAAAGAAAGTATTGAACGTGGTAAACACGGTTTAAATACAGGCATACCTTTCCAAGGCTTTACTACTTTAAGTAATCAGATAAAGAATATTCAACAAGGTCGTTATGATTTAATTTTTGCAGGTACTAGTGTCGGTAAAACAGCGTTTGTAAATTCTACTTATGTGTATGGTGCTATTGAGTTTCTACAAAATAATCCTGGTTATATCCATGATATTGAGATTATTTATTATTCTCTAGAGATTCCACCTGAACATCAAATTGCTAAACATATTGCTAGTTTGATATGGAGAAATCACGGAGTACTAACATCGGTAGACGAGATACTTTCTAGAGGTAATTTACTTATTCGTCCTGAAGTCGAAGCATTGATAGATTTATATCAATCACAGATGGAAGAGATACAGGATAAGTATTTGTATTTTAGAAGTTCGTTGAATCCTGATTTTTTGTACAAAGACTTGATTACTTATGCTGAAAGTCGTGGGAAAGTAGTAAAGAGTCCTGAAGGTTTGATAGTTGATTATGTGCCTAACAATCCAGGCTTAATTACTCTAGTAGTAATAGACCATATTGGTCTTATAGGCTATAATAACTACAAAGACCTCAAGGAAGCTATCGACAAAGCATCAAGAACTTTAGTGTTCTTCAGAAACATGTTTAACTTCAGCCCTGTAGTAATCTCGCAAATTAACCGTAGCTCTGAGCAAATGGATCGTAGAGAAAATGACAGTTGGATGCCTATGTTGAGTGATATCAAAAACACTGGTAACGTAGCAGAAGACTGCAACACAGCTATTGGCATTGCTAGTCCGTTTTATTACGGCGTAGACAAGTGTTTGGGTTACGACATCACCAAGTACAAAAACCGTTACAGGCTTGCCAAAATCTGCAAGAACCGTGACGGCGACGTAAATCTTTTGGCTAGCTTCCTGTTTATAGGCGAGTTTGGCGGTTATTATCAACTACCAAAAGCTGAAGATATGATGGGTAAGCCAGAAGAACTACGTAAAATCGATGATTATTATCGTTCCTTAAACTTTTAACTATGATAGTAGAAAAATATGAGTGGGTTAAGAAACAACTCACAGATTTCCCTGCGCTAAGAGATAGTAACGAGCGATTGTATTATCGATACTTACTAGCAATGGGTTATGATGTAGACACTAAAACTGCTAAGGAATTCTTAAAAGATATGGAAGCTAGAAGCATACCGTACTTAGATTCTGTAAGCAGAGCTAGTCGTAAGGTACAAGAAGAACATCCACACTTACGTGGAGAACTATACAACAAACGCAAAGTAAAACAAGAGCAAGTAAAAGAAGAAATTCAAAGTATGTAATATGCAACTAACTTTTAAAGACTGGGGTAAGCCCCATGGAATCGCAGGCAGCATTAAATCAAACGATCCTGAAAAATCAAAAGAAGAAGCAAAAAGAATTCTATTTTATCAAGAAGAACTAACTCCGCAAGGAGGAAGATTCGAGCTTTTTAGAGAACCACAGCACACAGATGAAGATGTCAATAGAGCCAAAAGTTGGCTAAGACATAACCTTGATGTAGTAAGCATTAAAGTGGTTAAAGCCCTTGTATAATCTAGATTTTTTGCGTATCTTTATTAAGTAATCTAATCAAAAATTTATTTATGGCACAACTAGTGTTCCTGGTAGGAAAATCAGGTATGGGAAAGTCGACTTCTCTAAGAAATCTTAATCCCGATGAGACTGTAATCATTAATACAGACCAAAAAGCCTTGCCGTTTAAGAACTTTTCTGCTAAGTATAGCGAGGAAAAAAGAAACTATCGCAAGACTTCAGACATTAACATCGTTATCAGCACTCTACAAAAGGTAAACACCTTACCTAATGTAAAGACTGTAGTAATTGACACATGGTCAAGAATTATGACTGATACGGTAATGTCACAAAGTTTCCGTGCAGAGAAAGGCTTCGACAAATGGTCGAAGATGGCTGCGGCTCAGTATGA